ACTGCACTCATGCTGCAAGTTGAATCGGCTTTGTGTGCTGCAAATCAATTTCAAGCAGGCGTTGAAAGCGCCCACCTTGCAACATTCGACGAAGACACAGACCTGCGTGGTTGCATGCAGGATTTCAGTATTTGGGCGCTCAGGTAAACACCTGACACCATACCAGTAAAGCCCCTTAACAGGGGCTTTTTTCATGCCCGCTTCGGGCAGGTCAACCGCCGTCAATCGGCTTTTCAAACTCCCGAAAGGAAACAAAATGGCACAAGTACCAACCGGGGCGACCTTCTACATCGCTTCAACCATCGCATCAGCAAAGACTGTCACCGCCGTAAGCAATGCGGCTGAGGCAGTTGTATCCTCAACCGCGCACGGCTACTCCAACGGTGACGTTGTGGTCATGTTTTCAGGCTGGGGACGCTTGAACAAGCGTGCATTCCGCATCAAGTCGGTTCTTACCGACTCGTTTGTGCTGGAGGGTGCTGAGACAACCAACACCACGTTTTACCCCAGCGGGACCGGAACGGGGACGGTGCAAAAAGTGTCTGCATTCACGCAGATCACTACTGTGATGAACCCCGCATCGAGTGGCGGTGAGCCTAAGACTGTGAATTACAAGTTCGTTGAATCCGATGTTGAATACTCGATCAACGACGGCTTCACCTCAACCAGCTACACGCTGGAAATGGACGCTGACTCCATCGGCACCGCTGGCTACACTGCACTCAAGAACTTGACCGAAGTTCAAACCGATACCGTTTTGAAAGTGGTCACCCGTTCTGGCTCCATCCTTCTGGTTCCCTGCACCGTGGCGTTGAATGAATCTGTGCGCATGCAAGACGGCCAGATTAACCGTGTGAATGCTTCCTTCAACGGAAACAACCGCGCTGTTAGATACCAGGCTTGATTTGTTTGCTAGCAATACGCTAGCTTGAATCGGGTGTTAAAATGACGAAACCCCCAAGGACGGCAATCCAAGGGGGTTTCTAACCATCATTGTTCGGGGGAACGAATGACAGCTACAGGCGATTTTAAGCCCTATGGGGTTATCTACTGCATCACCAACACGGTGAACGGTAAGAAGTACATCGGTCAGACAGTACAGAGCGTTCGCGCCAGATGGTCTGCCCATCAAAACAGTGATTACTGCGCCGCCTTATACCGGGCCATACAGAAACACGGTGCTGAGGCGTTCAATGTTGTTGAGGTAGCGTCCGCTGACTCAAAAGAGCAACTGAACGAGTTGGAAGTCCAGTTCATCAGAGAGCTAAAAACAACAGATCGCGCACTTGGCTACAACCTGCGCGAAGGCGGTAGTTTCGGCAAGCACACAGCCGAGTCGAAGCAAAAGATGTCGGAGAAGGTCGCCGCCGCTTATCGGCGCGACCCTAGCATCCGAGAGAAAAGGCGTATGCAAATGCTCGGATCGACCCAAACCGAGCATGCTAGGAAAAAACTCAGAGCAGCAAACCTGGGCAAGCAAGCATCTGCCGAGACAAAAGCCAAATTGGCTGAAACCAGAAAAGCACTCTGGGCTACTGAGGCAGGCGAACGGATGCGCCAAGCCTCGATAGCTGGGCGAACGTCAGACGAATACAAGACCAAGGTTGCCGACGCAACCAAGGCGCAATGGCAAGACCCTGAGAAGCGTGAACGCTTGAAAGCTGCGCAAGCAGCAGGCAAGGCTGCGTTTTGGGCAGACCCCGAAAAGCGGGCTGCACGAATAGCGAAAAGACGCGCAACGATAGAGGCTAAGAAAGCCGCCCAAACATAGAAATCAACGTACTACTCCTACGTTGCCAAACCCGCCCTGAGCAATCTCGGCGGGTTTTCATGCCCATCCGAACGTATGCGGATGGGGTCTTTTTTGTACTAAAACGAAAGCAATTCATGGCAAAGGTAGTTCTTGGAAAACGTCCAGTTCACTTCAAGTCCATCGTAAAATTCCCCATGTTGGAAGGCGGCGAGGGCTCGGTTGAGATGTCCTACATCTACCGCACACGCACAGAGTTCGGCGCGTTCATCGACAGCATGATGGAAGACGCTGGTGTCAAGCCAGCAGGGCAGAGCGAAGACGAAGTGAAGTTCTCGTTGAAGCAAGCCTTGGAAAAGACCAAGGACACGAACGCCGACTACATCATGAAGGTGGCTGATGGTTGGAACCTCGATGTGGATTTCAGCCGTGACAACGTGGCGCAACTGTGCGACGAACTCCCCGGTGCCGCGCTGGAAATCATGAACAAGTACCGCTCGGCAATCACTGAGGGGCGACTGGGAAACTAAAGGCCGCTGCGGCGGCGCTTTACGAAAAACTCCCGACACAGGCTGAATTGGATGCCTCTGGCTTCGCGCTGGAGGATTTTCTTTCAGACCCTGTTGATGTGTGGCCAGAGAATTGGCTCACTGTCACGTTGTTTTGTGACATGAACACACAGTGGCGCACCGGAATGGCGGGTGCTACTGGGCTTGACTACAACGTCCTGTTCCGTCTAATGGACGAAGCAGGAATTACAGGTGCCGACTGGCGCGAAACCCTCGACTCCATCAAAACGATGGAGATTGAAGCCTTGGAGCAGATGCGCAAATGAGCGAAATAACCAACCCTAAAGTTGAGCTAGAAGTTAGCGTAGACACGTCTGGCGCGAAAGCGGGGTTGCAGGGTCTCAAAGATGATGTCCAGTCGCTAAAGAAGGAAATCGAAAAGCCGATTGCGCCGCCGTCTGGCGGGGACCAGTCCACGTTAAAAGACCCTATCCCTCCTGAAACGCCGGAAAAGGTCAAACGCCAAACCGGAGCAATCATTTCCCAAATCCAGCGCCTCACCGCTGAGATTCAGGCCGCAGGCAGTCAGTCAAAGCGCATCGAGTTACTGGCTGACATGCGCGGCCTCGACAAGAACAACGCACAGTTCCAAGCCGCACTGGCTCAATTGAAGGCCGTCGAAGGCGGCATGAACAATTTGGGCATGTCAGCCAAAGCCACATCGGCAGCGCTGCGCCAGGTACCCGCGCAGTTCACCGACATTGTGGTGTCATTGCAAGGCGGTCAAAACCCGATGACTGTGCTGCTACAGCAAGGCGGACAGTTGAAAGACGTGTTCGGTTCTGCGGGGGAAGCAGCCCGTGTGATGGGCAACTACGTCCTTGGATTGATCAACCCGTTCACGGTGGCTGCAACCGCCGCCGCAGCGTTGGGCTTTGCCTATTACAAAGGCACCGAGGAAAGCAAAGCGTTTTCCAGCGCCTTGATCAACAGCGGAAACGCCGTGGGCTCCTCTGCCCAGCAACTCACACAAATGGCTCAGGCGGTCAGCGAAGTGGCTGGCACCCAAGGCCAAGCCGCTGAAATCCTGCTTGCAATGGCAGCTAGCGGCAAAATCGCTACAGGTAGCATGACGGCTTTCACGGAGGCTGCAATCCTGATGGAGCGCGCTGGTGGGCAAGCCGCAACCGAAACGGCCAAAGCCTTTACCGAGTTGGCAGGCGCCCCACTGAAAGCAACGATCAAACTCAACGAAACGCTCGGCTATCTGACCGCTGCGCAGTACGAGCAGATCAAGGCTCTTGAAGAACAAGGTCGCACCACTGACGCTGCCAACGCCGCGCAGACTGCTTACGCGGAAGCCATGAAGTCGCGGGCCGCTGAGATGGTCGGCAACTTAGGATACATCGAAAGCGGCTGGAAAAAACTCGGCCTTGTGGCCGCTAAAGCGTGGGACAACATGCTCGGTATTGGGCGATCCACCAGTAAGTTGGATGCCCTCTACGCTCAGCGCGATTTTGCGTTGGCTGGCGGTGGGAGCGATGCTACCGTTGCGCTTCTCGACGAAGAAATCGCCCGCCTTGAAAAGATAGAAGGAAAAAACCGTGCACTTGCAAAGCAAGAGGGCGAGCGCACCCGCAGCCTGAAGGCCAGTATCGAACTCAACCAACTGGCCGAGCAGACAGACGGCAATCTTTACAACCAGCGAAAGAAAGTGGCAGATGCTACTAACCTGTTCGCAGAAGCCACTCGCGGACTGACCAAGGACAGCAAAGATTACGCAAAAGCCGAAGCCGACTACCTGCGAACTGTGTCTGCAATCGTGGCGGTTTCTGAAAAATCGCCCACACGCAATCGCGGTCTGTCCGACGCAGAGAAAGAAGCCGCCGAAGCCCGTAAGCGCGATTTTGAAGTGGTTGCAACTCGCAACAAGTTGGTTGAGCAGTCAGCTAAAGATGCCGCCAAAGCACAAGCTGAGGCTTGGAAAGAATCAAACAAGGCGGCATTGGACTACGCCAAGCAGTTGGATGACATTGCGCTGGCGGGGGCGGACATCCTTGCGCAAGCCAGTCAATACAGCGCCGCAGTGCAGGCGCAAGTCGAAGCAACCGCGTTTGAAGCTACGCTTATCGGCAAGTCCAACACCGAGCGGGCCATTGCGCTAAAGCAGTACCAAATACAAGTATCACTGCTGGAGAAAATCGAAAAGATCAACGCCAGCATCGCCAGCCAAGAAGACAAAGACGCTGCCATCTCAGCAGTTAGGGTTGCGGCTGATCGCGCCAAAGCCAACGCAGCCGCTGAAGTTGTCAACGACGAGTTCCAGCGCGTCAGCCAGCAAATCGAACAAAGCCTAACAGACGCGCTGATGCGCGGTTTTGAAAGCGGCAAGGGCTTTGCCGAAGTGTTGCGCGACACCGTGGTCAACATGTTCAGCACCATGGTACTGCGCCCTGTCATACAGGCCACGGTGCAGGGCGGGTTGAATGCCATTGGGTTGGGCGGTCCAGCGGGTGGTGTGTCAAGCCTGATTGGTGGTGCAAACCTGTACAACGGCTTTTCCACGGGCGGCGCGGGGCTTTACAACAGCTTTGCCACCAGCAGTTTTGGCAGCTCCCTGGGGCTGTCCACGCCCTATATTGACGTGCTGGGCACGGGAGAGGTGGGCAGCGTGTTGTCCAGCTCAGGTGCTTCCATCGGCTCGGCCATTCCATACATCGGCGCAGCGCTGGCCGTTGGCAGCCTGCTAAGCAGCCTGGACGACAGCGGCACCATCCACACGGGCGGGCTGGCCGGGTACAGCAAGGCGGGCGGTGTGTCGGTGGGCGAAGCCACCAAGCGCCAGGGCCTGACGTTTGGCCTTGCCAGCGACGCATACCAGGCCAGCACCGAACAGGCCAGCGCACAAATGGCGCAGGCCATTGTGGACCTGCTTGACAGCACCGCCGCCACGTTTGGCAAAGAGGCCGGGTATTGGGCCGCCACCGGCTTTGCCGATGACACCAGCAAAGACGGTGCTTGGGGTGCGCTGGCAATCAAAATGGGCGACACCCTGCTTGCCGACTGGAAAAACGGCGCAGACAAATGGCCGGGCCGCGAGTTTGCCGACGGCGCAGAGGGTGCCCGCCAGTACGCCGCCGCCGTGGCGCTGGACGTGCGAAAAGTGCTGCTGGAACAAACGCCAGAATGGGCAGACACCATGCTAAACGCCCTGGGCGACGCGCCTACCATCGAGGCACTGGCAGCCACCGTGCAGCAGATCAACAGCGCTTCGGCAGCCCTGGTGGCCATGGGCAAGGCCAGCGAGGCGTTTGCAAACCTCACCGACTACGCCACGGGCAGCCTGATCAAATCCTTGGGCGGGGCAGAGGCCGCAGTTGCCAGCCTCAGCGCCTACTACGCCACGTTCTACACCGATGCCGAGCGCACCGCCATTGTGGCAGCCGACCTGCAGGCCGAATTTGACAAACTTGGCCTGGAAATGCCCACCACGGTGGAAGAGTTCCGGGCACTGGTTGACGCATCCGTGTCACTGGGCCAGACGGACGTTACCGGGCAGTTGATCAACCTCAGCGGCGCGTTTGCCGAAGTGGCCAAGGCATCCGAAGCCGCCACCGACAGCCTGCTGAAAACGTGGACCGATGCGCAGCGCAAAATCACCAGCTTTGCCAACAACATCGGCAATTACGTATCGGGCCTGCTGGTCAGTTCCGGTGCGCAGTCAGCACAGTCGGTGTATGCCCAAACCCTGGCCATGGCCCGTGCAGGCAATGCCAATGCCATGCAGTCCATCACAGGGGCGGCATCGTCCTATCTTGACCAAGCCAGGGCCAGAACCGCCAGCGCGGTGGATTACAACCGCATTGTGGCCACCACCGCCAGCGAGCTGACCGCGCTGCCCGCTCAAATTCCGCCTGAGCAGTTGATTGTGAATGCCATCATCGAGTCAGCAGACAGGCAGATTTCTGCCGCCGAGGCCGACAGCCTGGGCCTGATCGCAAGCATGCAAGGTCTGATTGCCACCACGGGCAACCCCATCACGTTTGCGCAGTTTGCGTCCGTGGCCGACGGCACCAACGCGGAGTTGCGGGCCATTTTTGCCGCCGTGGACGCCAGCGGCGACGGCACCATCAGCGCCGTCGAATCGAGTAAAGCTGCAACGCTCATGGTGGCGGCCAATACCGCTTATGCGAACGAAATCGAAAAGCAAAAATTCATTGCATTGGGCGAAATTTGGGCGGATCAAAATCCTGGCGTTGGGCAATCCATTGTCAATTTCAAGCCCGCTGACGGTGCGCCTTTTTTCTTCGCATCCGGCGGCGCATTCGACAGCGGCATTGTCAGCCGCCCTACCAGCTTCCCGATGGGCCTCATGGGCGAGGCCGGGCCAGAGGCCATTCTGCCCCTGGCCAACATCGGCGGCAGCTTGGGTGTGCGGTATGCCGGGCCGGATTTTGCCGGGTTTGGCGTGGGCATGCAGGCCATGGCGCAAGAGATCAAAAACCTGCGCGCCGAGGTGGAAGGCCTGCGCGCCGAGGCACGGGCCACCGCAGTCAACACCGGGCGCAGTCAAGACCTGCTTAAACGGGTCACGCGCAACGGTTTGGCAATGCAAACAGAGGCAGCAATATGAGTTCAGCATATACAGTGATGCCCGTCCCATTTGCACCATCCATGCTCATCAGCACCACTGCGCTAGAGCCCAACCCCCTGTGGGTCAGCGGCACCAGCTACGCCAAGGGTGCCCGCGTGGTGTGGGAACACCCATCAGGTGCGGCAGTGGTTTACTACGTGTTCGAGAGCCTTGTTAGCAGCAACACGACAGAGCCTGGCTTGGATGCAACAAAATGGCTGGAGATAGGTCCATGCAATAAGTGTGCCATGTTCGACAATCGCATCAGCACCCAAACCACAGCCACGTCACCGCTAACCGTTGTCATCGAGCCGGGCAACTACACCAGCAACATCGGCCTGCTCAATTTGGTGGGCAACCACATAAAGGTTGAAATGCTGGTGGACGGCAGCGTGGTCTACACCGCCGAGCGCGATCTGCTACAGGCCGACATCTACGACTGGTGGGACTACTATTTTAAGGAAGACGAACAGGTCACCCTGTTTGTGCTGGACAACCTGCCCCTTTACTACAGCCACCAGTTGCGCATCACGCTCACTGGCAGCGGCACCGTGGCCATTGGGCATTGCCTGTTTGGCACCCGGCAAGACCTGGGCGAGCTGCAAGCCGGTGCCAGTGCCACCATGCTGGACTACAGCAAAAAGAGCATTGACGAATTTGGTCAATCCTATTTTGCCGAAGGCGATTATGCGGATGAATGGAGTGGTCAACTGGTGGTTGACAACACACAGCTCAACAACGTGAAGGCCACGCTTCGTGCACTACGGGCAACACCCACGCTGTATGTTGGTACAAGTGATGATCGTTTCCGAGAATCGTTTGTCGCTTTTGGCTGGGTGCGCAGCCACCGCATAGCAGTACCTTATTCACGCCATTCCCTGCTCGACCTTGAAATTGGAGCCCTCACATGACCGTCCCCATAACCCTACCCCCCACACCCGCCCCATCTCGGGCGGACCCTGCAAACTACCGCGCCCGGGCAGACGGATATCACAGCTGGCTTGTGCCCGCCGTGGGCCAGATGAACGCGCAAAACGCCGAAAACAATGCGCTGAACGCAACTGCACAAACGGCAGCCACCACCGCCACGGCACAGGCCAGCATTGCCACCACACAAGCCACAGCCGCGCAAGCCGCAGCGGCCTATAAGGGCGAATGGTCCACGCTGACAGGCCCCCTGAACATCCCGGCCACCGTGTTGCACCTGGGGCGCGTGTGGCTGCTGAACGCCAACATTGCCAACGTTGCCAGCGCAGAACCCGGTGTAAGCACGGCCTGGACAGCCATTGTCACGCCCCAACGCCCCAGCATTCGGCCCAGCCTGAGTGTGGACTGGACGCTAAAGCCCACCGCCGCCGCACTCACGTCAGCGGGCTGGACAATCAGCCGCGCAAGTGAAATCACATCATTCGGCGCCGCGCCGGTAAAGGTGGCTGAAAACCTGTTTACAAACAGCCGTGCGCCTAATTCGTGGACCACAAGTACCGTCAACCGTGCAGATGTCACAGACGAAAGCGGTATTGCAGGTAGTTCCGTTGTTGCGACAGCCGTTGCGGGGTATCACGCGGTTTATATATCTTTGCCAGCAGGTACATACCTGCCCAGCAGCAACTACCGTGTGCGCTTTTTAGTCAAAGCAGGCGCTTACACCAAAGCATTCATTGCGGATGGAGCAAACGGTAGAGCCGCAGCCGCATTCGACCTTGCCACGGGTGCCACGATTGCCACCACGGCAGGTGCTGGCTACATCAGCCACAGCATTACGCCGCATGAACTGGGTAACGGCTTGTATTGGTGTGAGTTGGTGCTGACCAGCGGCGCAGTGGATACTTTTGCACCCGGCATCATCGGCTACCCAAACAGCGGGGCAACGCTGGGGCAATACGGTGCGCAGTACACGGGCGATGGTGTATCGGGCATCGAGTTGTACGCCGCGCAGTTGCAGCAAGGCTTTGACGGCCCGTGGCTGGAAAGCACTACACAACCCGTCACGTTGTACGAGGCACCGCTGGTTACCACCGCCAGCAACGAACTGGCCTACCAGCACAACCAGGCGGGCGAATGCACCGGACTTGTCAGCTACCCCGCTGCCACAAACCTGTGTTTGTATTCGCAGAACTTGGCGCATGCAACGTGGACAAAAGTGGGAGTTTCCGTCGCACAAACAAAACGGCTTTGGGCTGGGTCCGCACCGTTTTTCAGGCTGGCAAGAAACACCAGCACTGCTACTGAGTATGATTCACAATCAATCACCGTCAGCAGCACAACCGAGGGGCAGCAGTATTCATTCACTGTTGCTTTGCTGGCTGACGTTTGGAGCGGCTGCTCTGAGCTGTGGCTCGGGTTGCGGAATGACACGAGTTTCTCATGGCCCACTGGCAGCATGGCCATTTTGAGCGGCCCAGGCGTGCTTGCGTCGCCCAGTGCATCTGTGGGTCAAATTACGGGCCTGAGCGAATCCGTCCCAACCGTTGTCAGGGTAACGGGCACATTCCCGGCTGGCGTAACAAGCATCGGCCCCTATATATACCCTCAAACCAACGGGCTTGGCACCATCGGCGCTGCAATTCTGGCCACACGGGTGCAGGTAGAGGCTGGCCCACGCGCTACGCCCTACATCCCAACCACCAGTGCCACGGTGACACGCGCCGCGCAAACCGTGTCGTTTGGTGGCAGCGCGTTTGCGGCCATCAACAACCCGGCGCAGGGTACATTGCTGTCACGGGCAAGCGTCGAAGATGCTGTGTTTGATCAAACGCTGCACTCGCTTGTGACTGTCGGATCGGCAACATCAAGTTATTCCTACATCGGCAATTACGGCACGGATTCAGCCCCGTATTTTGTAAGCGTATACAACAGCACAACTCAAATCAATGCTCCGTTGTTTTCAGTCAGCTATTCCACCACCCCCGTAACCGCTGCCTACAGCTACGCCCGCAACGCCTCCCAAGGCAGCGCAAATGGTGCGCTGACTGCAATTGACACATCGTGCCTTGTGCCCGTTGTAACAAGCGCTGCCATTGGCACATGGGCGGGCCTGATTCAGCGCACCGAGCTGTACCCCCGCGCCATGACCGCCAGCGAACTTCAAGCCGTAACAACCCCCGGCGTTTTGTGAGGCCCACCATGCAAGACAAACCCACACCCACACCAGACTTGACGGACAACGAGCTTTTGCAGCGCAACATCATGGTGCTGGGCACCTTGTTTGCGCCCCAGGCACCCACGCCACCCATGGAGCCGCCACTGCCGCCAGTGCCCGTGCCCGGTTTCCACGTCAACACCACGTTCAACGTGGCCGAATGGGCAGACTTTCAGGTGCATCCCAGCCATCCGCGCAACGTGTTTGCGGGGGTTGAAACGTTCTTCTACTCGTTCGACACCGAGGCGCAGTTTCGCGCCGCCGTGCGCGCCTGGTCGGAGGCTGTATGACCGACGCGCTGCTGAACTTTGGCCTGGGCTTGGTGCTGGGCTGGTCATTTACCTATGTGGTGTACGCCTATGCCAACAAATAGCCTGTTGCTGTACGCCGTGCTGGCCCTGCAGGCGCTTGACGTGGCTTCTACCGTGTGGGCGTTTCGCCGGGGCGCTGCCGAGGCAAACCCAATCATGCGCGGGCTGATCAACGCCCTGGGCCTGTGGCCCGGCCTGTTGTTGCCAAAGCTGCTGTTCGTGGCCCTGGTGTGGGACTTTCAGGCCCACATTCAGGCATGGGGCCTGGTGTTGGTGTGCCTGGTTTATGCCGCCGTGGTGGCCAACAACATCAAAATTGCCCGGAGTGCGTAGCCATGCCATTACCTGAAATTGTGACCAGCGCGTACATCGGCCCCGAGCGCCGCAGCGAGTTCCGCCAGTGGCGCGAAAAAATTGACCTGCGACTGGATGACAGCACCCACGCCATGAAAGGTGTGCGCAACGACCTCGATGCGTCCATTCTGGCCCTCGGTAGCCTTAAAAAAGACGTGTCCGAGCTGGTGGACCTGCTGCACAGTGTTAAAGGCGCGTTTCGCGTGCTGGGCTGGATAGGCGCAGCCGCCCGTCCCATCGGCTTCATTGTGGCCACATGCGCCGCCATTGTTGGGCTGTTCACCGCACTCAAAACTGGTGGGCACGTCAAATGATGCGGCCAGAGTACCCCACCCGCCCGCACGCGCTGCGCAAAACCTTGTTTGCGGCGGAAAACCGCATGCGCACCCGCACCGCCCGCGAGCAACTGGCCGAGGCCATGGAAGCCAGCCGCGCACCCGTTGACCTGCCAGAGCCAGACGATGCAGACGATGCCAGCACGCAGCCAGGGGTGTTGAAGTGACACCCACGGCGCGGCTCATTCGAGGCCCCAGCACCGACCAGGGCACGTTTGGCCGCTTGGTGTTTGGCGGGCAGGTGGTGCACACAACCGAGCTGCCATGGCGCAACAACGCCCGGCAACTGTCGTGCATCCCCCCCGGCGTGTACACCTGCGCCATGGTCAACAGCCCACGCTTTGGCCTGGTGTACGGCGTGGGCAACGTGCCGGGCCGCAGCCATGTGCTCATTCACGCAGCCAACTTAGGGGGCGACACCACCCAGGGTTGGGAAACCCAGCTTCACGGCTGCATTGCCCCCGCTGAAAAGCTGGGGGCCATTCGCATACCGTCCGGGCGCATGCAACGCGCCGGGCTTGTCAGCCGCCCCGCACTGCGCCGCTTTATGGCGTGGGCAGGTGGGCAACCCTTCACACTTGAAATTACCGAGGCAGCATCATGATTTCAGCCATTCTTGCCCTGCTGGGCTCCAGCGCCGTGGGCAGCATCATCGGCGGCGTGTTCGCCTTCCTCAACCGAAAAGCCGACATCGAGGCAAAGCGCGTTGACCACAGCCACGAGCTGGAACTGCGCCGCGCCGACATGGAGCTGGCCAAGCTGGAGGCCGAGGGCAGGCTGCAGGTGGCCATGGTCGAAGCAGACGGCGCAGCCGAAGCTGCCCGCATGGTGGCCATTGGGCAAGCGCACCAGGCCGACGTGCTGGACGCTGCGCAGATCAAAGCCGCAGGCAAAACAGGCGGGCTGCTGCTGGTGTTGACCGATGTGTTCCGGCGCTTGGTGCGCCCCATCATCACCGCCGTGCTGGTGGGCGCAGCCGTGTGGCTGAATTGGGCTCTCATCGACCGCCTAGGCCAAGGCTGGGGCAACCTCACCCCGGCGCAACAGTACGACGCGGCCATGCAGGCATTCGCCTGGATTACCGGGCAGGCCAGCGCTGTTTTAGGCTACTGGTTTGTGAGCCGGGGCAACGC